TTTTCTTGGCGCCCAGCCTCCGGCCGTCAAAGGCCTGAAGGACGCGGCCTTCGCCGAGGGCGAAGGGCCGGAGTTTATACGCATCTGGGACTTCAAGGAGTACACCGACAAGGAGCGCTCCAAGATGGCCGATGCCGGGACAGCCATGGATGATGGCTCCTATCCCATCAAAACGAAGGAAGACCTTGCCAATGCCATCCAGTCTTACGGGCGGGCCAGCGACAAGGCCGCCGTCAAAGCATGGATCACCAAACGCGCGAAAGCGCTAAACGCAACGGACATGCTGCCCGCCGATTGGCCTGGCAGCACCAAAAAGGAGGCCGATATGGCTGAAGCAGAGATCGAGAAACTCAGAGAGGAGCTGGAGGCAGCGAAGAAGCGCGCCGCGGAGCTAGAGTTCTCCGAACGCCTCCACAAAGCGGAAAAGTTCATCGATGGGCTGATGAAGCCGGAAGTGGCCAAAGTGACCCCGGCCATGGCGGCCAAGGGGCTCGCGGCCTTCATGGCCACGCTCGATGACGTTGCCGTCGTTACGTTCGCCGAAGCGTCGAAGGACGACAAGGGCAACGAAATTCCCGCCGTCAAGGCGACCCAGGCCGCGCAGTTCCGCGAGATACTCAACGCCCTGCCAAAGGCCGTCGAGTTCACGGAAGCCGCGCCCCACGAGAAACCGGCGAAGGGCGGCAAGGGCACGGACATCGGCAACGCCGAGCCGGACCCGGAGCGCGCGGCCCTGGACCTCAAGGTCCACGAGTTCATGGAAAAGGACGCGAGCCTGACCTACGAGCAGGCTCTCGACAAGGCTCTCGCCGCAACGGCGTGAAGAAAGGAGAAGAGCGATGGTACGCTACGAATTAAACAAGGGACCCATTCCGGTTACCGCCGCCGCCGACCTGCTGGCGAATCTCTTCGTGGGTTACGACGGCAACCCCTGCGCGGCGGGCGCGAAGGCCATGGGCGTCCCGGCCTTTGACATCCCCTCCGGTGAGGATGGAAGCATCTACACCGCCGGGGATATCGTCCCCGTCATCGCGGGCGGGCAGATCGCCGTTGGCGCCGCCGTCGCGGCGGGCTCCGGCAGCAAGGCGGTGGCCGCGGCGGCACTGACGGTTGCCAGCGGCGCCACGCCGGTCACCTCTTCGGCGGCGAACGGCGCGATACTCGCCGGCGCTGTCGCCCCTGTCGCAATTAACGGTTACGCGCTCGACGCCGCCTCCGCTGATGGCGATGTCATCCGCGTCCAGCTCGTGTAAGGAGGAAACCATGACGATAGCAAACTTTGCGGTTGGGCGCGGCACGTCGCTTCGCGTCGTTGACCCGGTTCTGTCCGGGGTCGCCCAAGGCTACAAAAACGCCGACCTTGTCGGCACCTCGCTTTTCCCGATCATACCCGCCGACAAGGAGGCCGGCTGGCTGGTGAAGTACGGGAAAGAAGCCTTCAAGATTTACAACACGCGCCGCCCGATGCGCGGGCGCCCCGGCCGCGTGGACCTGGGCGTGGACAAGCTCCACTTCGTCCTCAACGAGGAGTCCATCGAGGTTCCCGTGGACGACCGCGAAATCGCCGAGCAGAACGAGAATCTGATCCCGCTTCAAAGGCGCAATACCCTTTACGCCATGGCGATGATCGCCCTGGCCATGGAGAAGCAGCAGGCCGACCTGGCCGTCAACGCCAGCAACTACCCGAGCGGCCACAAGCCCAGCCTAACCAAGTGGGACGCCTCTTCGGGGTCCGATCCGGTTGGCGACGTGCTGCAGGGCAAAGAGGTGATCCGGTCGGACACTGGCAGGTATCCCAACACCCTGCTCATGGGGCCGCTTGTTTTTAAGGCCTGCCAGACGCACCCCGCGTTCCTCGAAAGAATCAAATACTCCGAGCGCGCCATCATCACCGAGGACATCATCGCGGCGGTGCTCGGCCTGGACAAGGTAATCGTCGGCAAGGCCATCTGGCAGAACGAAAAGGGCGTCTCCACTGACGTCTGGGGCAAGAACGCGGTTCTGGCCTACGTCCCCAAGCCAGGCGACCCGCAGGGCGACGGCATCCCGGCTTACGGCTACACGCTCAGGCGCCGTGGCTATCCGCAGACCCAGGTGTACCGCGAGGAGCCGAAGCTGGGCGTCGTTTACGTCGCCGACCTCTTCTCCGCCGTGATTACTGGCGCGGACGCGGGGTATCTGCTGGCCAACCTGGTCAGCTGACCGAAGGAGTGAAAGGGCGATGTCCTACTGCGCGCTGGATGACCTGCGGAAGCAGGCAAGCGAGGACGACCTCATCCAACTGACGGATGATGCCGGCCTTGGCAAGATAAATGCTGATGTCGCGGCTGATGCCATTGCAATGGCTGACGCCACGATAGACGGCTACCTCGCGCGGCGCTATGCCGTGCCACTAAACCCGGTGCCTGCCCTTGTCCAGCACCTCAGCGTGGACATCGCCCTGTATAACCTGTATTGCCGCCGCCCCGGCGCGATGACAGACATGCGCAAAGACCGTTATAACGCGGCGGTGCAACACTTAACCGACCTGAGCAAGGGCGTGGCGGTGCTTCCGCCCGACGCGGAAGCGCCAGCCAAGCTTGAGGATTCGGCGCAGGCGTTCGCCAACGCCCGAATTTTCGACGAAACCGGCTTTACCGGCTATTGAGGCGCAGATGGGCCTTAAACGCGAATTAAACGCAATTAAACGGCTTTCAAATGGGGTTTGAGCGATGCCGGGCGGCTTGACCTTCTCCGTGGATGACAGGCAAGCCAGGGAGCTGTTCAAGAAGCTCCTTGAGGCAGGCCACGGGGCTGATGTCACCAGGCCGCTGGCCGAAGCCATGCTGAGCGATACCCTTGACACCTTCGAGGCGCAAGGCCGCCCCGAAAAGTGGAAGCCGCTGTCACCTGCCACGCTCCTCAGAACCGGCCCCCATGCCATTTTGCAGCAGACTGGCAGCCATTTGAGAGACAGGATCACTCCGGGGTGGAGCGACAGCGAAGCCTCAATCGGCGTCCAGTGGGTTGCCGCGGCTATTCACCAGTTTGGCGGCAAAGCCGGGCGCGGCAAGAAGGTGAATATCCCGGCGAGGCCGTATTTGGTTGAGACCGAAACAATGATCGCCGAGCTGGTCGCGACGATGGAAGAGGTCCTTGGGAGGGCCGCGCAATGAGGGCCGAAACCGAGATCGCCATTGTCTCCCGCTTGCGCGACTTTTTCGGGCCATCGGTGCGCCGCATCGAGGCGGTGGGCGACTCTGACATCGGCGAAGCGTTCAGGCAACTGCTTTTAATGCCCCCGATGGTGCTCGTGTTCAACGAGTCCTGCGATTACACCTGTTCCAGCAAGGGCAGCGTGAAGACTTTCCACTGCGACGCCGTATGGGACCTGATGGTCAACGCCAAGAACCTGCGCGGCGACAAAGCGGGCCGCGAGGGCGGCCCCATCGTGGCGGGCGCCTACACCATCATCGAAGGGATCAATAGGGTGCTTGCGGACGACAGCCTCGGGCTGGCCATTTACCCATTTGCGCCAGTTTCACTGCGCCCGCAGCGCCTTGAAATTTCCGGCCAGACGCAGGTCGTCTTCCACTACCGCTGGAAATGCGGGTGGGAGGAGCGGCGCTCTGAAACCGAACCGGACCTGTACCGCATTCACGCCGCCTACGCGCTCGACAACGGGGGCGCGGCGGAAGATTTAGTCACCGTATCGGCGCCCCCGGCGCCCTAAAGGAGAGAGAGCCATGGCAAAAATCACTGTCAAGCCCGCGGGCGCTCCGGTCCCCATGGAAGGCTCGCGGAAAACGATAACCGGAGAAATCACGGTGGAGGAGACCGCCTACTACCGCCGCCGGATACTCAAGGGCGAACTCATCGAGCTCCCGGCGGAGGACGCGCCGCCCAAGCTGAAAAAGCTCTCGTCCGTTCCCCCGGCGGCCGATAGCAACGGAGGTGCAAAATGACGATCCAGTTCAACCAAATCCCAACCGGGATCAAAAAGCCGGGCGTCTATGCGGAGTACGACTCTGCCGGCGCGATGACCGGACTGGCTGGCAACGCCCAGAAGGTGCTGCTGATCGGGTATGAAGCGCCAAATGGGCTTGCTCTGGCCGCGCCTAACGTGCCGGTGCAGGTATCGAGCGTGGCCCAGGCGCGTAGCATCCTGGGGACGAGCCAACTTTACTTCATGGTCAAGGCCGCTTTAGCCGCGAATCCCCTTGCCGACGTGTGGGTATTGCCAATCGCGGAACCCACCGGCGGGGTTCTGGCCAGCGCGACGATTGCCCCGCCATCTAAAGGGCCAGCATTGTCTGGCACGGCCACCCTTTGGATTGGGGGCCAACCTCTGAGATTCTCTGTGACTCAGAATGAAACCCCGCAGGCTGTGATGCAATCGATCGTCGCAGACAAGAGCGCTTCGGCGGGTTTGGAAGTCCAGTTGTCGGCGCCGGATGCACAAAACAATGTGGCAATGGCTTCTTGGAACAAGGGCGCGCACGGCAACCAGATTGCGCTCCGTTTTGATGACGGCGGCACGGGGCTTGCGCTTACGGTGCCTGCAACCTTGACCGGCGGCACGGGCGTGCCTGATTTGACGACAGCGCTGGCGAACATCTTCCCCGCGAAGTTCGACAAGATCGTGTGTGGCTTCAACGACGCAAGTACGCTCGCGGCGCTCAAGACGCACCTCAGCAACGCGGCCTCCTGGTCCGAGCAGCGCGGCCAGATCGGCGTCGCGGGATTCGCGGGAACTATCAGCGACGCTACCGTGCTGGCCGCGACGCTTAACAGCGAGCGTATGGTTCTTGCCTGCCTCGAAAACACCAACAGCACGCCGTGGGCCATCGGCGCGGCCTTCGCGGCGGAAATCGCCAGCGAAACCGACCCGGCCCGCCCGCTCCAGACGCTGCCGCTTGTTGGCATCGTGCCTCCCCTTCCCGCCGACCGCTACACCCGGACGGAGGAAGAGACGCTTCTGGCCGGCGGCTGCACGCCGCTTGAGGTCGGGCCTGGCGAGACGGTGCAAATCGTCCGCGCCGTCACTACCTACACGCTAAACGCCGCGGGCTCGCCCGATCCGGCGTATCTCGACCTCACGACGATCATGACGCTCGACTACCTGCGAGACGCCTGGCGCCAGCGGATGCGGTTGCGGTTCCCCCGCAACAAGCTCAACGACCGAACCGTCGAGAGCGTGCGCGACGAAACTCTCGCGCTACTGCGGCTGCTGGAAGATGCCGAAATCCTTGAACATGTCGAGGGAAACAAAGCGCAGGTGCTCGTGCAGCGGAACGTCACCGACGTGAACCGCCTCGACGTGCAAATCCCGGCGGATGTCGTCAACGGCCTGGTCGTTCTGGCCGCCCAAATTGACCTGATCCTGTAAGGAGGATGCGGCCATGATCTATGCTGATAGAATAGTCGTCGAAGTCAATGGCCAGGAGATCGCCGAAGTCGCTTCCGTTGACTTTAAGGACGATCTCAAGGCCGAAGCGGTCCCCACGATGAACTCGCAAAACAAGGCGCTCGGCTACCGCGCGGGCGTCCCCGCCTATGATTTGACCATCGAGGTCATCGTGCCAAATGACGGGGATGAGTACGACTGGAACTCGCTCGCGCCCAAGGGCGACACCTTCAACGTCATCGGAATCTGCGGCGCTAAGCGCGAAACCTACGGGCCGTGCTTCGTGAAGACCATCGGCAAAAAGGGCGCCGTCAATTCAAACGTCACGCGCTCGCTCGACATCGGCGCGCTTGACCACAAGGTGAACTGAGATGGCGCTTTCCCTGAAAGAGATGCTGGCGGGGCCGCGGCTTGTAAGAGCCGTGGCCCTGCCTCACGGTCAGGACGGCGCAAAGGTGGGGCTGCGCGTGCTCACGGGCGCGGAAAAGCAGGCGGCGTGGTTCGAGGCGCTGGAGGCCTTCAAGGGCCGGGGCATCGAGGCGCAACAGCTCAACAGCGCAATTGCGGTTGACGGCTTTGCGGAACGCCTCGCCGCCGCGCGCCTGTCACGCGCGCTCGTCCAGCCGGAGGAACCCCATGAGCGGCTCTGCGCCTCCACCGAAGAGATGCTTGGGCTGTTGGACGAAGTGCAGCTCTTGGCGCTTTACGCGGCATACAACGAGCTTGAAGAGGACATCTCGCCAAGCCTTGATGAGATGGACGAGGTCAGACTTGAAGCGGCGCTGGCCGAGCTAAAAAAAAAGCCGGACCTGGCGAACAGCTACGGCTCGCGGTCGCTCCGCAGGCTTTTGGTTTTTTCGGTCTTGCGGCCAACGACCTGACCGACGGGCAGGCGCTCGCGCTGGCCGCGCTCTTGTACCAGGGCCGAGCGGCAAGGGAGCGTTGGGTGTCCAAGAAGTATATGAATTGACGAGGCCATGGGCGATCCGAAAGTTGAACTCAAATTATCGCTCGACAACAGCCGCTTCCTTCGCGGCCTGAAGGGGTCCGAGGAGGCCGTTGCCAATTTCGGCTCGAAGGCGGCGCGCGCCATGTCCGGCCTCGGCCACGGCCTGGACGTGCTTGACTCCAAAATCGGCGGCTTCGGCCAGGGCCTCGCGCTGGTTGCCGGCGGGTACGGTTTGAAAGAATTTGTCGGCAAGACCATGGAGGGCGGCTTCGCCCTCACCCGCCTCGGCATCCTCGCCGGCCTGAGCGCCAAGCAGTTGGCGGGCCTCAAGGACAGCGTCTATGAGGTCGCCAAGGCCATGCCCGGCGTTGACGTGTCGTCCCTGATGGCTGCCTCCGCGGCGCGCATACGCGAGGGCGCGAATTACGACGACGTGATCGCCCAGATGCAGCTCACCGGAAAAACCGCATCCATCCTGGGCGCCGACGTTGGCAACGTTGGCGAGGTGATCCAAAAGCTCCATGAGACCTGGGGCGTTAATACCAGCGATCAGAAGCAACTGGCGGTCGTGCTTGACCAGGTGGCCACGGCGGCGCGCAAAGGCCACCTGAGCATGGAGGCGCTGCCCGACCTTTTCAAGCAGTCAGCCCTCGGCGCGAAATCTGCCGGGGCGACGCTGCCCGAATATCTGGCAATGGCTGATGCAATCGCCGGGGTCACCGGTAGCGCCGAAGCTGCCAACCCGATCCTGAGCAGATTCTTCGTCATGATGTCCTCGAAGAGCGGCGTCAAAACAATGGGGCAGTTGGGTGTCCATTTGCAAGATGCTCAACACCACATGCGCCCCTTCGTGGACGTTTTTGGCGATTTCGTGAAAAAGGTGAGCAGCCTTCCGGACATGCAGCAGCAGATGCTCTTTCCCGAACTCGGCGGCGCGCGGGGCGCGGCCTATTTCAAAAAGCTCGCCGAAGAGCTGGATAACATCAAGAAGCGCGCGGATGAAATCAAGAACGGCGGCACGCTGACCGGCGAGAATCTCGGCGGCCTCCAAGAGACGCCCGAAGCCAAATGGGAGAAGTTCAAGAAAACGCTTTTCGACGTACACGGCGTGCAGGCGAAGGTGCTCGACAATCTGAGCAACCTGTTGGGCGTGCTAAACGCGCACTCTGATGCGGCGATCAAAACCATTTACGGCGTAGGCACGGCCATGTTGGGGCTCTACGCGATAATGAAGGCGCGGGATTTCGCGAAAACGATTAGCGAGATATTCGGCGCTTTTGGCGGGGCGAAAGGTTCGGCTGGCGCCGGTGGCGCGCTGGGCGGGGTAAGCGGCGCCGTGCCCGTCTATGTGACTAACTGGGGGGGCGGCCCAGGCGGCGCGGGGGGCGCGGCTGGCGCGCCTGGGCAGCCGGGCGGCGCTACGGGCGCGGGCGGGACAAACGTGAAGGCCGGGCTGCTTGGCGGCGTTTTAGGCGGCGTTACCGGCATAGGCATCCAGGGCGGCATCCTCACCGCCGCCGGGCCAAATGCCGGGATGGGGGCCTATGCCGGCGCGGCTCTGGCGGGAGAAGGCAGCGCGGCCATGATGGGCGCGCAAGTGGGCGGCCCTTTAGGCGCGGCGGCCGGGGCAGCGACCGTGGGCCTTTATAACATCGGCAAGGCGGGCCTGCTAGTCGCCGAGTTCGGCATGGCCAACAAAGAGGCCGCTTATGCGGCGAGAAGAGCGACGGCCGGCAGCAAAACGCTCGCCGATAAAATACAGCAGCACTACGGCTTCGATGCCTCCAAACTGTCTGAGAGCCAGCGCAGCGCTGCCGCTGACGCCCTGATGCGTGCGCAGAGCGGCGGCGGCGGCATTGACGCGGTGATTAAGAACCTCGAAGCGCAGAAGGGGCGCGGCTTGTTGTCCGAGAAGGACCTCGCCGCGCTGACGGCGGCGCTCCAGGCGCAGCAGCCGCAGCTTTACCTGACCGTGAACGTTGACAAGGACGGC